TAGGACTTAATCCTTTCAGTATGGACTGGAAAATATTAGCTGGTAATTTGAGGAAGAAAGGCGGTGACAACATTATGGCGCTAGATTATCAATCCTGGGACGCTAAAACAATGAGGCAGGCCATGCTAGCAGCTTGTGAAACCATAAATAAGTGGTATGATGATGGCGAAGAAAACAAGCAAGTTAGGAGAGTACTATTTGAATATATAGCTAGTTCCGTGTGGGTCCTGAACGGTTACTTTGTCCAGATGGACCATTCTATGCCTAGCGGGTGTTACCTGACGACAATAGTTAATTGCCTTCTCAATTTGTTTAATTGGAGGTATGCTTACATGATGCTAAGAGAAAGACAAGTAGGAAAAAGATCACTTACTGGGTTTTCAGAGAATGTGTATGGAGTGGCATATGGAGATGATATGTTGTTGTCAGTAAGAGATGAAGTGGCACCCTGGTACAATCAGGTCAGTTACGCAGCAATTATGGAAGAGATAGGTCTTAAATGTACTAATGCAACCAAAGGTGAGGTTAAGCGGACGTTTGTGGGTCTGGATGAGGCGTCTTTTCTAAAGAGAGGATTCGTCTTAAGAAGGGGACAATGGTTTGGGCCCTTGGAAACAGATACTTTGGAGGAGATGATATGTTGGACAACAACATCGGCTGTAGATGGTACCAGCGTGAATGCGTTTAATGCTTGTATGGAGGCTTTTGCGCATGGTGAGGTGTATTTCCAAAATTTTCGTAGGACAATCATGGAGTACGCAATAGATAATGGTGTGGACGTAGAGCTTCCCACACTGTATCAAGCTCGAGATTGGTGGGTTGAATCTCTTTCAACGATCTCGCGCCCTAAATTTGACATGTATAAAATCAGTGACGCCATACCACGAACCTGACTTTAAACAGAAGCATAGATTTTAGTTATAAACTAAATTTGACTATATTATGATTACCCTCGATCCCAAATTAATAGCCAATAGAAGAGTGTTTTGGTGGGGAAAGATATAGTTAGGGACACCAAGTCTAATGTAGGGTTAATCCGTACTACATTGGTCTGATAATCGGATTAGTAGTTCACAGAGTAGAAATGATACAAATGTAACAACAGTGATGAACCCCAGTACAGAGCAGGAGTCTGGGGCAGCTGACACTTACCTGCAAAATACAGAAGCTTTTGAAGTTCACAATAATAGAAG